CGCCCAACGCAAAAGGTCGATTGACGCATCAGGGCTGGTGTCCATTATGCGCTCGCCGTCTGTGCTGCGCCGGTCAACTGGCCGAGCAGTGTGGTGTCGATCGTGACATTGAAGGTCAGCCGCTCCGCCGGTGGCGGCGGCATGCAATCGATGTCGAATACCAGCTGTCCGTTGGCAATCTGCGATGCCGGATTCTCGGCTGGATTGAAGCTCGCCGTTCCGGCAATCAGGGCGCCGCGTCCAATTAGCGTGCGCAGAAAACTGTTGACGCTGGCCAGGATGCTGGCGATCAGCGCATTGTTGATTGGCTGATCCAAGTACTGCATCATCGCCAACTGCACGCTCTGCTCAATGCCGTCCATTACGCGCCGCACCGCGACGAACACGTCCGGCGTGGTGTAGGATGGGTAGCCCGCGCTCCGGTTGCCCCACACGCGGTAGCCGGTGCCGAACGCCTGAAACGCAGTGACTATGCCCTGGCTGTTGAGTACGTTCTTTTCGCTCGCCGCATCGATGAAGCTCGAATAGATCGACACGTCCGAGCCCAGCACGCCGTTGATGCCGACGTTCGAGGCCGACCACCAGTAGCCGACACTAGCGTCATTGCCCGAAGTCACTCCCGCCACCCAAGTCGAGAACGGACTCGCATGTGTGGTATTGGCGATATTCTGAATCGCCACCCCGGTCACCGGATTGACCGAGATTCCGTTCGGCACGATCCCGGTATCAAGGAACAACTGCTGCGGGCCACATAGCACCGTGCGCTTGTCGGAGGTGTTGAATGCCTGGCCGGCCGCGCCCCGATTTGACAGCATCGTCGCCGGTGTCGTGCCCGCCGCGCAATCAACGAAGCACATGCCGCGCATGGACGAGGCCAGCGTTGACAGCGCCGCCGCTACCGTCGCGTCCTGCGAACCTACCGCCTGTCCGGTAGCGACAGCAGCGCCGAAGGCGGGCGCGATCAGGAGCTTGGGGAAGAATCCCATCAGTCCGTACGCCAGCTTCCAGTTCTGCATTCCGGTATAAGTGCCGCCGGTCACTGTGCCCACCAGGTCGGAGTCGGCGAGCTTGCTCGGGTCAGCGTAATTGCAATTAATCTTGACGCTCTGTCCGGCAACTATGAGGCTGCCGCCGAGCGCAGTGACGATGCCGTTAACGCGGTCAACCGTGAAGTCCGCGCCTTCGACGTATGTGGTCGTCGCGGCGGTGTTGGTAATCTTGATGATCGAAAGCCCCATGTGGCCGACGTTGATTACCTGCACGCCCGACGCCGGAAAGGCATAGGTCGCTGCGTTGATATTCGTATAATGCGAGACCAGGTTGAAAACATTGACCGCGATAACCTGTCCCGCGCCCTGCGCAAATACCTGATTGAGTGCGTAGGGAATGGTGAAGCCCTGAATCATCGGGCCGAAAACCCCGGCCTGGCCGGGCGCCAACGAGTTCGGATTGGCGCCAGCAATCAAGACCGGAGCCTGGAGATTCGGTATCGGTCCCTTCGCCGTCAGCGTCCACGTAACTGTCCCGGTAGTTGCGCCGATGTTGTCGCTGGTGGTGCTGTTGAGCGTAGTCGCCCAGGTCGGCGCCGTGGTATTAGTAATCGCAGCCGCGCCAATTGCCACCAGCGTCCAGACCACCTGGTTCGTGCCGGGGTTGTCTGTAGTCGTCGTGCCGATCGCAGTCGCCCAAGCCGGCGCCGCGGCGGCTGACGTGCCCGTGCCTGCGACAGCAGTAACTCGTTGCGTATTGCCGTTGCTGTCTGTAATCAGACTGCCGACGGTATAGGCGTGCGATGCCTGCCATGTCGGGCAGGTAATCGCCGTCGCCGTTTGGATATTGCCGTTGGAGTCAATGCACTGCTGGCCGGCCGCCGAGCCGATGGCAATCAGCGTCCACGTCACAGTTCCGTCGGTAGTGGTGGCATTGAGCGTCCGCGCCCAGTTCGGCGCAGAAGTTCCGGTGGTGCCAGCCGTGGTGCATTTCTGCGTATTGCCGTTGGCGTCCACCAGCAGATTGCCGACGGCTGCGCCGGTCGAAGCGCTCCAGCCCGGCGCCGCCTGCACCAGCCACGACGGATCCCACAGCGGAATAGCACCCGGCACCGCGAACAATGGCGCTGATCCGACCAGGCCGATCACTGCCGCGCCCAGCACCTGGATCGGGCCTGGGCCTAGCGTGTACTCGTAAGTTTCGATCCCATGCAGGAAACCTGGTCCTGGCATCAGCTTTTAACTCCCTGTATGTTCACTGCATTTGCTCAACCGGCCGCTTGACATCGGCTCATGCATGCGCTGCTCGAACATGTCGGCCACGCCCCGCAGCACACTTTGCATCCCTGCGGTGCAACCCAAATTGCTCGTCGTCTGCGCCCGGCAGCAGCCGTCCGGATGACTCCCGGCGTCATGCGGCGGAATAATGACCAGAATGCAGCCCGTCCCCTTCAATATGAAGCGGCACACCATCTGACCGACGTCGATGAGTTCATCTTCCGTCATCATCGCAGATCCCCGTAAACCGCCTGCCACCATGCCAGCCATGTCATTTGCATCATCAGGGCAATTGCGCACAGCCGCACAAATCTCTGCTCACAACTTCGCATAAGCCTCTTTCCAGCGGCGCAAATATGTAGGGTTGCGCTTCATCTGGTAAAATACTGCATGCTCGCCCAGGTTCCACGCCTGAATCACTAAGTCGCGGGCCTCCTCTGACGCCCGCAGAAAATCGTGAATTTCCAAAAATCGCGCGCACGCCTTGATCTGCGCCTCGCTCCATGTGTCGCTTACGTCCGGCCCAAAGCGCGGCGAAGCCGCTGAACGCGGCGCCGTATAGAAGCGTGCAAAGGTTGCTGGATGCATCTGGAGCAAACCGAAGGCGCGCCCGCCGTCGCCAGTCGCACGTTCGCTCTCGCCTGATTCGATCATCGCGAACGCCTGCACGGCTTCGGCAAATTCCCCGGCTGCTGAATAGTCAATCATCAGTTACAGCAGGCCTCGATGAATCCACAACGGACGCAGATCCACTTGTTCTCTGAGTTTCGAATCATTGATGCGCTGCAAAGCCAGCACTTCACTTCTTGCCCCCTGCCACCCGCAGCGGTGACACTTCAGCTTGCCGTCCTCCGGCCACAGCAGAGCGCTGACGCACCATGGACAATATGGACCGCACATTCGTCTTGCGCCTCTTCGGAGTTTCCGCGACGATCGCCAGCGCGTAGCCGATGGCAATGCCGGCCAGCAGAATTGAAGTAAACGCTGCTAGCGCCAGGCCGAGGCTCACGCTGCTAGCTCCACCCGTTCGACTGCTTCGATCGGCACACCCGCATGGCACGGTTTATCCAGCGGGCACCAGCAGGCTAAATCTTTGCCGTGCAAGGGGCTAAAATCGATCCGTCGAAGCTGTAGTCGGGTGTGAAAGTCCTCACGGTACAAATAGTCTGCTATGCTCGGAGCGCCCTTGAATTGGTTACCCCATTTTGTCGGCCGGCTGGCGTATGGAGCACCCTCCGGCATCCGCCATCCCGTCGTTCGCCTTCGCTGTATGCTCTTCACAGTTCTTCCGCCTTCGCCTGGTGCAGATAATCCACCACCAGCGGATCGTCCGCCGGGAGCGTCACCGGCGGCGCCGGCGGGAACATCGGTGAACCGCGATAAGCGCGCCGATACGCCCTGCCATCCGCAGTCTGCACCTTGACATGGTTGTATTCGTCTTCCTGGTAAACCGCTACGCTCAGCCACAGATCAGCGCGGCAGCTCGGTATTTTGTAAACGTCGCGATGCGCCGAGAAGAGCACCGTTACCAGCGGCCGGCCGGCCGGCTCCGCTTCCTGCTCCATTTCGCTCTGTTCGTTGAATTCCATGCTCACTTCTTGCCCCTCTTCTGGCCCGGCTCACCGACATGCAGCCGGCTCAGCTCAACAATCTGCTTCTGAGCTTCTTCAAGCGCCAGCCGAAGCCCCTGCACCGTGGCGCAGGATTCCTGCAATTGGCCCTCCAACAAGGCAATGCGCCGTTCGTAGTGCGTTTCAATCATAATTCGCATCTCGCAGACTCATTTGATCGGCTCTGCTGCGCTTCGCCTGGTGCGATGGCGCTAGCCCTGCTCTACCTTCGTGCCTTTATGCTCGCAGCTCTTGATCCATTGCTCCGTATCCTCACGCAAATGAAGATGGCGGCTGCGCAATACTCGTCGAGAGCCAGCCACTGCATAGCTGCGCTATGCGCTTTTCTATCCATGGTTCCCTTCTCAATTGGTCGGATTCAGCGGCGCGCTCCCGCCACTTGCCAATGCGGTAACTACGTCACTATAGCCATACGCTATAGCTACTGTGGCATTCGCCGGTATACTGCCTGCCGCGGTGCGGATAATAATACCATTAACATTGTCTACTACATAGTCAGTTAGAGGAGAATATATAGTGCTCAAATTCGAGCTAAGCACAACCACTGTCGAAACGTTCTGCTCCGCCAGAGTGATCGTGCCCGGCGCGCCAGTGAATGTATAAAGTCCGATCTGCACCTGTATGGTGGTCACGCCGGCCTCTTCCAGCGCTTTGCCATGAGTGAACAGAGGAAAGACCGGTGGTTGATAGTTCTCCACTTCCACCGTGCGCATGGCAAAGACCATCTCGTAGACCCAGACGCCGCCTTGCCGGTCGCGCTCGATGAAGCGTTCGCGCAAAGGCTTCATTTTGGTGCAGCCCATGTTCGGCTGAAAGCCGGTCAGTGCAATGCGGATGCCTTCGAGAATCTGATAGGCGCCGGGCGACGTAGCCGACGGCAGCGCGCCGAAGGCCCAGCCCAAGTCTCGAATACGCACGCCGACGGAGAACTCCAGCGTCCGTTCCTGCGCCACGTTGGCGGTGTCAATGATCTCGGCATAGTCGCTGCCACTGTAGATGACCATCACCACACCAATGCGCGAGCGCATCTCGTAAGCTTCCGGCCGATCGGGGAAGTGCGTCACTTCAACCACGTTGCCCAAGGCCGCTTGAAGCTGCGTGACAATCGCGCCCTCCAAGGTCGCAATGTCGAGCGGCATTGCCGGGCTAAAGGTCTGTCCGGCCCAGGGGAAATCAAGGACGGGTGCCGACATCAGTCATTCCCGCAGAGCTTGGTGCTATTTAGACGTCTACCATCCGCCGCAATGGCATCGCCGCGCAAATCATAGGGTATGCACAGGTCGCAATTGCAGAAGCCCGTGCCGTCACAGGCGTGATGCTCGCCGCAATTGCAGGCTGCGCACCAGCCGTCAGGAGTCACAGCGGCTGCGCTGAATCGACGTTCCATGCTTTCCACGCGTCCTGCAGATGCTTGCCGCATACCGGCGTCTGGCGTTCTCGTCCGGTATAGCGGCCCTTGCCTTGGACGTTGAAGATGCGTTCTTCGGAGCCGCACGCCTTCTCGACTTCACTGCCGAGCGAGTTCTTGGTCTTCACCGGCCACCCGCACGACGGGCGCTTGTCCTGCCGCTCAGTCGTGGCGCCCGAGATTATCGAATCGCCATGCTCAATCACTAAAACCCCTCCGAAGCTGATAGTTGAACGCTGACGCCTGACAGCTTTCTTCTCAGAAGCCCTTCAACGTGCCGCGCGTGAATATCCGCTGCGGCAGGCACGGATCGCCGCCAAAATTCACGTCCACCACGACTGCGGGCGAAGTCGGATCGGCTGGTTCCTGTCCGTCTAGCGCCAGGCCCAGTGTCAAAGAGCGATCGCGCACGTCTTCCAGCATCGCAATGCACTTTTCGTACTTGTCCTTAGCGTCCTCCAGGTCGTGAATCGGCCGCAGCGATTGCAGATGGTACATCGCAATCTCACAGCACATGCGCACCAGGATGGCCGGAGGATCGGTCAGCGGCAGTGCAAAGCGCGATTCGAGGTAAGCGTCAATCTCATTGCTCGCGTCGTTAAGGAAGGTCTGGAGATAAGTCGGATTGTCCGCGCTCACGTACACCGTAGCGCCCGCCGCAATCGCGCCAGTCGATATGCGCGTGATTACGCCGGTTGTACGGTTGACTGTGTAGTCGGTATTCTCGACGAATGCGGTCTGCGGCGACGGCAGTGGCGCCGCGATGCTCTGCACATATACCAGTGACAGCGGAGCAAAGGAAACCTGGATCGTGCCGGGCGAGCCGGTGAAGGTCAGCACCAGTGGCGTTACTTCGCAGGTCAACTGAATCAGGTCGCGCGCCGAATAGCGTGCTTCGATGTCGCTGGGTTGCGCGTAGCTCACCCCATCACCTGCTTACACACGCTCGCGATGTCAGCCGCCATCTGCTTCACGTCCATCTGCCGATTGCGAAAGTCCGCGTGATTGGCCTCAGAGATAAGCGTAAAGAGCTGGTACTTGCTCATCGGCTTGGGTATCGGTGGCGGCAAGGGCGGCGGCGCAATGTGCCCGCCAATCGCATCGAAGTCAGCCACGAGTTGCGCCCAGTTCATGCCACTCGGCGCCTTCTGACTCGCGCGGTTGACGCTGTCCTGACTGATGACAACGAACAACTGCCCGCCGTCGGCATTGGCGCAATACTCAGCAATCGCCGCGTGCGTGATGACGCCTTCCATGCCCCACGTGCTGATCTTCACGCCCTGCGCGTCATAGGCGACACCAGCGAACGCATGGCCGTTCTGCGGGTCGGCCGAGCCTGCCACGTCCCACACGAAGCCCGAAAGCTGCGGCTCCGGGTTAATCCATGCATCAGGCAGCTCAACGCCAAAGAACAGGTTTTCGAACAGCCACAGCGCTGCCTCGTACTCAGCCCGGTTGCTGGGGTCGACCGTAAGCCAGCCGGCGATCTTGTGCGAACCTGCTGGTGCTCCAGTTGACTGCCAGTAGTTCAAAGCAGTCACCTCGTCACAGCCCTGGTCCGAGTTCGGATCGCCCGGCACATAGCCGCCAATCGCACTATAGAGCGCAGTGATTTGCGCGTCGCTGTACGTCAGCGCTGGATTGCCCGCGTTGCCGGTCAGCACACCTTCGATATGCGCCATCGCAGCTATTACGCAGTCGCCGAGCTGATCGTTCAAGTACATCTCGGCCAGCGCAGCACTGGCGGCGGGCAAATAATCCACGCTCGCCGGTGCCGGAGGCAAAGCTGGCGTCAGGTAATGCGCCAGGCGGAGATGCGGGCCTTTGACGAGCGGTCGCTTGCGGCCTAGTTTGATCATATGCACTCGTGGTTAACTCAGACGACTACTGACTAAGCTAGCCATTCACTGACTATCAAGGTCGCGTCTGCCATGTATATGTTTTGGATCGGAATCGTGCTGACCGCGCCTGCGATATTGCCGGCACCGAAGGTCGCATGCAGAAGCTGACGGGCCGCCTCTTCCAGGCTGGGAGGAACAATCAGGAAGCGCGTAGTTGGCGGCCCGTTCCAAGCCCCGAACGGTACACCCGCATCGCTCTTGATCTGGCGCAACGCTGCTACCGCCGCGCCGTAATTGGCCGGGTTGGTCAAATCGGTGTTGCTCGCATAAGTGAGCTGCCACAGGCCCACCCCCGCGTTGCAGCGCACGTCAACGCCGTAGCGGAACAAACGCTGGCTGAACACCATCTCGTCAGTCACGGTGTTCATCCGGGTGACTGCATACTCGCGCCGCTTCTGGAAAATGAACGGTTTGATCGGGCGCGAAGCGTCCACCAGAAACCAGTAGGCGCCCGAGCCGCTCGAATTGATATTCGAGTACGTAGTCGAGAAGCTGGCACTGGTCTCGCCTAATGGCCCGGCCGGATGCGAAGCATAGTAGAGGTTATTGCCGTCATAGCAGACCGGGACTGGAATCGTGATTTTGCCGATCGTCACCGGACTTCCGGTCACAGCCGCTTTCATCATGCCGAAGATAAGCTGATCGGGATGAGTCCTCGCATCCCAGCCCAATTGCTCGATGACTGGTGTGTAGACCCCGTACTGGTCGTCTTCGATGCGCTCGCGCTCGATGCCGACCGTATCTTCGAAAGTCTTGTTGACGATAGTGTAGGCGTGCGCTTCGAGCGCCTGTAGCGCGCGGTCGCCGACCCACTCGCGAAAACCGGTGGTGCGGCCCAGCCAGGGGTAAATGGTCTGGCTGGTGGACGATGGCACGATCGAGCAAATCTTCTCGTAATAGCTCGGCGCCATTTCGAAGCCGCGCTGGAAAATGACATCGAACCCCGTATAGAGAACGGCAAGGTTATTGGCGGAAATTTCCATTTCTGTCCTCTTACTTCGCGCTCTGACTCGGCGACGGCTGATAGAGGTGGTACATCGCCACCAATGCGGCCAGCACTGCACTCGCTGTGTCCCGATAAGGCGCGGGCAGCGTGCCAATTGCCTGCGGTGCTACTGTGAGCAGCGCTCCTGCTACGATCGTCAATAAATTAATCCAGTTCATAACGTTGCATTGTCGCGGCCGAAATTGACGTAACAGAGGCCGCCATCCATCGCCACGATCTCTCCTGCCAGCACCTTGGATGCTGCGCGGTAATAAGTCACGTACACCGTGCCGCCGGCTGAAATCGCGCCGCCCGCCAAGGCCATGAACAAGCCGCCCTGGTAGTCAACCGCGAAGTCAGTTCCTTCGAGGTAGTGCGTGCCGCCGCCGCCAGTGGCGCTGTAGGCGTCGAAGGTGCCCTGCATGATGTCAGGCTGCAGCACGTTGATGAGCGGCCCCGAAGCCGGCACTGTGATTGACGTGGTGTTAGCCACCAGCGTGCCGAGTCCTACGGTGTGGTCGTCCACTGCTACGCACATCTGGCCGACGTGCGAGCTATCGACGATGGTGGCGTCAACGTCCATGCCGAAGGTGCCGCAGACCACGCCAACCGAGATTGCGCCGGCAGTGCCAAGCGTTCCGGTCGCGGCCGGGTAGAGCGAGCCGTTGCCGGCCTGGTTCAAGGCGTTCAGGCCGGGATAGACGATGCCGCCGGCATAGACATATTCGCAGACACCAATGACATTGAGCTTGCTTAGGAGCGTGCCTGAAACGCGCGATTGCGCCGGCACGGCGCGACCATTGTTGTTCAATGCAACGATGCCGCCGACGTAAATTGAGGTCGAGGCTTCAACCGGAATCAGTCCGTAATGATAACGATTGCTGCCCGAGAACTCGGGCGTATTCCTTGAAGCTGTTAATCCAGCCATATCTGTTATACCTTTAAGTCTCTTTCTCCCGCGTCAGCGGGGGAAAGAGATTTAGAAATAGGGGCTATTTTGTCTCTTGGCCGTCATCAAGCATGAGGCGCGGGCGCGGGAAGCGCAGATCCCATTTCTCTTTGACTGCAATGCACTTCTCCAAGTCTTCTTTGCTTTCCAGTCCGAGATTGGCGAAGATTTCGATATGCTTCTCCGGCAGCATCGCCACACCCTTGGCCGGCTCGCCGATGCGCACGGTGAAGGTGCCGTCGGCGCCATTTGCCAGGATCCTGGGGGCCGCGCCGATGAACTTCTCAAAGCCCTTCGGCTCGCTTGAGCAATACTCGATTGCCCACTCGCGCTGCGACGGAATCAGCCGCCCTTCGCGTATCGCCTGGTCAACCGCGTGCTCGGCAGTCTTGCGCGCCTGTGCCAGCCTAAGTTGGTTCAGGTCGCTGGCCATCTGCACCACCATCGGATGCTTGGCGACCAGTGCATTCAAATCAACTTTCTGTTTTGGCTCTGCACTCATTTTGCAGGCTTCCTCTTTGCGGCTCATGCGCCGGGCCAGTTCTTCTTCGTGGCGCTTGGCGCATTGCGCGCGCATTTCTTCGTCCGAGCAGTGCAACATTTCCTCAGCGTGCCGGCGCGCCATGTCCTCTTCGGACTCCTCATCGTCGTGCTGGCCGCCGTCGTCCGTGCCGTAGTCCTGCTCTTCGTCCTTGGCCGAATCGGCCAGCGCGCCTATCTCCTCTTCGTCGTCGGCCGCCATTTCTTCGGCCTCGATATGCTTCATCAGGCGCTTGGCGTGCGCGCTGGCGGTCTCGCCTTCACGCGCCGGGAACTGCTTGGCCATGTCCGCAACGGACATCGAGCTCGGTTTCATAGTCTCTTCCTCATATGGGTCTATCGACTTCTGCTCGGAGCAATTCTCTCTGGAGAGAGTTGCTACGGCCGACGCGAGGGCCGGAAGCTGGGTCAATGCCGGATTATTGGTCAGAGCCGCGCGCAGGATGCGTTCGACCTTGCCTTCCTTGTTATGCTCGAACACCGGCGAGATATACCGGTATTCCTTGGCCTTGAGCATTTCGGCGGCCTTTTGGGTCCATTCGATGCGGGCGAAGATGGCGCCGTGCTCGACCTTGAATTCCTTGAGCCAACCGGCAGCAGGCGCTGGCCGGCCTTCGGGTGCTGCGAGATCCGTGCTGTGATCGAAGTCGAGCACAAGCCCAACCTGCGGCATTTTGGCGATGCTGGCGGAAACGATTTTGTCAGGGTCGGCGTTCTCGAATGGTCCGCGCCCGTCTACGGCAGTGAACGTGCCGGCAGGCAGCAGCTCGATCCATTCGGGAGCATCACCGGCTTCGATGGCAACCGCGAAGGTCGCTGTGTCAGTCGCTGCTGCCTTCTTATAGCCAGTGCCAGGCTCTTTTCTTTTCGACTGGGGCATCGCTTTGTTGCTCACGCCAATGCCGTGGCGCTTGGCGGTGTTCATGATGTGCGAGCATGTGGTCTTGGCCTTGGCGAACGGTTCGAAGAAAGTCTGATCGAAGTGCGCGAGTGCGTTGTAGACGTCCGTGCAGCTACCGGTCTCCGAATGCCGAACTCGACGCGGACTGAGATGCGAGCCGCATATGCTGGTGAGTGGCGTCGCGGAAGATATAGGCTGGCAGTGCCTATTGGATACCGACATACTGGTGGAGAGAGCACTTGCAGCCCGACCATTTGGATGTGCTCCCATTGGCATTCATCCTGATGGCTCAGCTCACCAGGTAAAACGGGTGACAGTGTCACCCGTATTCTGTGCGGGAAAATGCAGGAAATCGCAGATGGCGCAGAATGGTGTGATCAGCGCAGAGATCGATCAAATATCCGGCCGTGGCCGCCGATTTCAATTACTTGAGCTTTGAATTCTAACACGCGCTCCAATCAGCCGCGCAGTATCGCCGACCTTGCCACTCTGATCTGCGACCTTTGGTCCTGCGGTGACATAGCCCGAATCGATAATGATCAGACCTTCCGCTCGCTCGCGCAAACGGCTTCATAGACGCGTGCTAACTCGCGCGCACTCAGTCTTTCGAGTGTTACCACTGCACGCCCCAGTACGCGCGCGGCCAACTCACACACTTCATCGTTCGAACGCCGGGTCTTTGCCGCTTTGATGCGAATCGCGTCAAGAATTTGTTGCGGCCAGTGCCCATTGCGCACCGGCTGCGTGTTTGAATCTACCGTTCCCCCCGAATTCACTTTCACTACGCCACTGGTGCCAAAGTTGATTAAATTATTGTCGCCGCGGATGGTGATCTGCGGCATTCGCAGCTTACTCTCGTGAAGTCTGGCGCTACGCCACTGTTCGAAGCCCTGTGGCCTGTACTTAGGCAACTCTCTGTTATCTTGCATTAACTCTTAGTTCCCCCCGTCGACAATCTTAGCTGGATGGCGCCTAAAGTCCACACCTTTTTTGCGACCGCCGCGAGTGTTACGCCTGAAGTCGTAATTGTCAGGGCGAAACCCGCCGGAGAAAATCGAGAATCTTTGCCCGGCGAATCTCACCTTTATCGGACCGCCGGTAGAACTCATACGCGATGGCCACCACTCGAGCCTTGTCGCGAGGCTTTAAACGGTACTTGTCGCCGCGAAGAGTCAGGGCACTCTCGACGTGTTCAATTATCTGCGCCAGCAGCTCAAGATCGAGTGATGCTTGCTCTGTGACCGATGGAGACTCGTCCTCGAAGCGTTTTGGCCCGCTGCCAAGATATAACCATTCCACGCAGAAACCGGTCGCATCGGCGATCTTCTTGACAGTTTGAAATTTCGGGTTCTTGGCGCGCTTGAGCCAGGCCGAGATCGTTGTTTGATCAACGCCGCTCACGCGCTCCAGCTCTTTTTGCCCGCCTACG